TGTACTAATGTTGAGAGAAAACAGCAAGCATCAGACGACAGGAGCTACTATAGCATCCACCTCTGCTGACGGTAGTGCCACAGTTGTATACACTACTCCTGACAATTATAGCGGGGCCGTGAGATTCTTACACATATCGAACAACAATTCTGCTACAAAAAAAGTATACGTTCAATACTACGATGCTGCAAATACAGCGTATCACTATATTGCTAACGGTTTAAGCATGGCAGGACATAGTGTAGTAGATCTCGTTGACGGTAATTTTTTCTTCACCAATCCCGGAGATAAGATTGTAGCGTTTGGCGAAACGACTAACACGATGGAAATTCTAGTATCTGTTGAAGAGTTTTTTGATCCGCACAGAGGTTAATAATGAATTACTTACAGCTTTGCAACGCAGTTCTCAGGGAGCTTAACGAGGTAGAAATCACAAACGTGACTTCAACTCGTGGGCTGCAAACGGCTGTAGCTGACTTCATCAACAAGTCGCAGCGTGACATCATTAATTCTGAAGTCGAGTGGCCTTTTACTGTAGCCAACGATTCAGACACAACGGTTGACGGTCAACGCCTCTACACGTTCGAGACCAATGCTAAGACACTCAAGTGGTCAACGTTCACTGTTCAAGAGTCTGCAAGTTTACCTGAACGGAGGCTCGACTATATCAGCTACGACGAGTATCTGGACAAGTACCACGAGTCGGACACCAATCCAGACGGTAGCTCAGAAGGGTTGCCGGAGTTCGTGTATCACACACCTGACGACAAGTACGGTCTGTCTCCGACTCCGGACAAGTCTACCTACACAATTCGTTACGCATACTATACCACAGTATCTGACTTAGCTGCCAACACGGACAGCCCGTCTATACCGGATCGTTTTCACGATGTAATCGTTAACAGAGCAAAGTACTACGCATACCTTTTGCGTTCCGACCCACAAGCCGCTCAATTTGCACAGAGGGACTACGAACAAGGGCTACGTCGGATGAGAGTAGAACTCATCAATCGTAAAGACTACATGAGAGCAGTCTGATGCCCGATACTTCAATTATCAGTCCATACGTGGTGAAGTTAAGTGGCGGTCTTATTCTCAACAGAGATTCATTTTCTATGCCTCCCGGAGCCGCAACAGAGTTGATTAACTTTGAGCCGGACGTTGCAGGTGGCTATCGTCGCATCAATGGCTACGCCAAATACAACTCTAACATTGTACCGCAGACGAGTGCCTCGACAGAGAAAGTTCTAGGGGTTGCAATATACAAGGACAAAATTGTTGCTGCTAGAGGGACAAAGGTATTCTTTGGTGGTTCTACAGGATCTTGGACAGAGATAGACTCAGGTAGAACAAGTGCGGGTCGTTACGACTTTACAGTTTACAACTTTAACAACACAGAAAAAGTAGCGTATACTGATGGTGTAAACAGAGCTTCTATTTTTGATGGTTCATCTGTTACAGACATCAATGCAACAGGCGCACCATCTGATCCGGAATCAATCGCCGTGTTTAAGAACCACATGTTCTTTGCAGGTATGTCAGCGAACCCTCAAGAGATTGTGTTCTCCGCGCCTTTTACTGAGACAAGTTTTTCTACGGCAAACGGAGCCGGATCTATCAAGGTAGATAGTGCTGTTGTTAAGTTGGTTACTTTCAGGGACTCCCTGTTTATATTCTGCGAAGATCAGATACACCAGCTTCAAGGATCGTCCATTGCAGATTTTGTTTTGAAACCAGTCACTCGTAGGATTGGTTGCGTAGACAGGTTTAGCGTTCAGGAGCTTGGCGGTGATATTGTTTATCTCGCACCTGATGGTCTTCGCACACTGGCTGGTACAGCTAAAATTGGTGACGTAGAACTCGGAACTGTATCGAAGCAGATTCAGGATAGACTGCTTCTCCGTAACATCAGCCTAGATAGAATATCGTCTGTTGTTATCCGTAACAAAAGTCAGTACAGAATATTCTTTGCACAGGACACTGCAGTCGAGGCATCCTCCCCCGGAGTTGCTGGAGTGTTGAAACAAACAGATCAGGGTGGCATTGGCTGGGAGTACTCTGACATAAAAGGTATCAAACCAGCATGTTGCGATTCCGGCTTTGTCAGTAACGTAGAGACAATTGTGCACGGAGGCCATGACGGTTACATTTATCAACAAGAAACAGGGAACACCTTTGATGGCACAAACATCATAGCTAGGTTCTCGTCTCCAGATCACAACATGGGTGATGCAGGTATCCGCAAGAATATGCAACGCATCATCTGGAACTACGAGAATGAAGGAACCGTCAACTCCAAGTTCCGTATTCGGTATGATTTCTTTTCAACCGACAGTCCGCAACCCACGCAGTATTCTCTTCTGACAGGAGGTTCTGCTGCTATCTACGGTAATACTGTTAGTACTTACGGAACAGCGGTGTACGGATCATCAGGGTCTCCTCTCGTTCGTCAGAGTGTTGAGGGTGGGGGATTTACTGTAGCGGTTCGTGTAGACGATAATGGAGGACTAGCCCCGTTCTCTTTAAAAGGATATCAATTAGAATTTACCCCCGGAGGAAGAAGGTAAAAAATGGTAGGATACGCAGCAAGACAATCAACTTATGTAGATGGTGACGTTATTGATGCAGCCGATAGCAACGATGAATTTGATGCAATCTTAGCGGCATTTGGATCAGCCAGCGGACATAATCACGATGGTACAGGTGGCGAAGGAGCCCGCATTACTGTTGTTGGAACAGCAGATGACAACGTTACATTCGGGTCAGCCCTGACACCTGACGCAAACAACACCATAGATATCGGCACAAGTGCGGCACAGTTCAAAGACTTGTACATCGATGGTACAGCCTATTTGGACGCGATTGATTTCAACGGCACAGCTATCAGTTCAACCGCTGCGGAACTGAACATCGTAGACGGTAGCACTGCCGCCACCTCTACAACGCTTGCAGATGCTGACCGTGTGGTCGTCAACGACAACGGCACAATGGTGCAAGTTGCTCTGACTGACTTTGAGACGTACTTCGAGTCGGCTCTAGATACTCTATCTAACGTAACAACCGTCGGTGCTCTCAACGCAGGTTCGATCACCAGTGGGTTCGGGGCGATTGACAACGGATCATCTGCCATCACCACCACAGGCACAGTCACTTATGGTAACTTGTCTGACGGAAGCATCACAATCACTGCGTTCGTTGACGAAGATGATATGAGCAGCGATAGCGCAACGCTGGTGCCAACACAACAATCTGTCAAAGCATACGTGGACTCACAGGTTACTGCACAGGATCTTGACTTTCAGGGTGACAGCGGCGGTGCACTTAGCATTGACCTAGACAGCGAAACATTGGACATCGCTGGTGGCACAGGTATCGACACTAGCGGTTCCGGCAATACGCTGACAGTTGCTATCGACAGCACCGTTGCAACACTGGCGGGTTCTCAGACGTTAACGAACAAAACGCTGACAAGTCCAGATATCAACGGCGGCACAGTAGACGGTGCCACTATCGCTACATCCGATATCACTGTGGGATCTGGAAAGACTCTGGATGTTTCAGCGGGTACTCTTACACTTGCAAATGATCAAATCTCCGGTGATAAAGTAGAGGGCGGAACTATTGCTGCTACGACTATTACCACTTTAACTTTTGGTAGTATCACTGATGGTTCAATAACTGTAACTGCATTTGTAGATGAAGATGATATGTCTTCTAACAGTGCAACTCTTGTGCCTACTCAACAGTCTGTTAAGGCGTACGTAGATACGCAGCTTACTGCTGAAGACTTGGATTTTGCTGGAGATAGCGGCGGAGATCTGTCCATAGATCTAGACACTGAAAAGTTAACCATAGCTGGTGGTACGGGTATTGATACTGCAGGTTCGTCTAACACACTCACTGTTGCAATCGACAGCACAGTAGCTACTCTGACTGGTTCTCAAACCCTGACTAACAAGACCCTAACTGCTCCGGTAATTAGCACGATCAGCAACACCGGAACAATCACACTACCAACCAGCACAGATACACTTGTAGGTCGTGCGACCACTGACACTCTGACCAACAAAACTCTTACAACTCCCACTATAACAACCCCGGTTGTCAACGCCGGACTACAACTTAAAAACGGATCGACCAGTGCAGGTTTCTTAGAATTTTTTGAAGATTCTGACAACGGAACTAACAAAGCAACTCTTATCGGACCTGCCTCTACAGCAGACGTAACTTTGACACTGCCAAGCACCACTGGAACCCTCGCAACTGACGCTGACATAACAGCTTTGGCTATCGCTCTGGGTTGACAAACAGATAAAAAAAATATATAATATAGAAGCTAATAGGAGTAATCATGGCTAACACGTTTAAAGTGAAAACCAACGCTTCAATGCCATCATCTTCTGGTACACCAGACGACCTATACACAGTTCCCAGTTCCACGACTTCGGTGGTTCTGGGTTTAATTGTTGCCAATCGTGGAGCATCTCAAGTCACTATCGACGTTAAACTCGTGTCAACTACTTCTGATACAGAGACGAACGAGACGGTGTTCTTGATTAATGATGCTCCAGTCCCGGCAGGGTCATCCCTTGAACTGCTGTCGGGCAACAAGGTTGTGGTTCAAACTGGTGATAAGATTCAGATTGATTGCAGTTCGAGCGCGGGTGTGGATGCAACGTTGAGCATTATGGAGATTACCTGATGTCGTATATTGGTACAAAGCCTGTAGACTTTAATGACGTTACGGAAGCGCAGACGTTTGAGGTAACGGGCGACCTGACTGTTGACACCAACACCCTGCACGTTGACAGCACGAATAATAATGTTGGAACAGGAACAACTTCGCCGGGATTTACATTTGGAGGCGGCTTTGAAATAGAACGCACTGGCTCTGCTACAATGCGGGTTGAAAATTCTACTGCGAGTGTTGCGGGTGAAATATCTGCTTATGATGCAAGTTTCGGAATGTTGGTTTACACAACAACGGCGCACCCAATCGCATTTGGAACAAGTGGTGGCGAAAAAATGCGGCTCGACACTTCGGGAAATCTTGGCATCGGAACGACTTCGCCAGCACACGAATTAACCATACAAACGTCATCAGCAACCCCTACGGTTCGTATTCATGCCGATACAGATTCGTCTCCTGTTCCAGCCCTTGAGTTTATGCGTGGGACTGACGATACTTTTGGTGCTGACATTTACACCGATTTCAGATTGTCTGTTGATGGCGGTGATTTTAAGTTTGAAAGAGCGGTAAGCGGAACAACAGATGAGGTTATGCAACTTGATGCTTCTGGCAGATTTTTATTTGGTAAATCGTCTTCTAGCTCAAGCACTGCGGGTGTGGAAATGCAACCCGTCACGTCAACTAGCAGTTCAGTTTGGATAGTAAAAGACACGAGTGCAAATGCTTGCCTTTTTATGAACCGTACAGCATCCGCAGGAGATGGCTCATTAATTATATTCTCTCAAAACAATAATGTCGAAGGGTCAATTAGTGTTTCGGGAACCACTGTAAGTTACAATGGTGGTCACTTGTCACGTTGGTCACAGCTTACAGATGGCACAAAAGATACATCCATTGTCAAAGGCACGGTAATGACCAACCTAGACCAAATGGCAGTCTGGGCGCACGATGCTGTCGCGGCAACATATTATGTGGATGGAGATGAATTGCCAAAGACCGCACCAGCAACATATTACACAGAAGATGACACACTGCCTGATGGTGTTTCTGTTGGTGATGAAAAGACTGCCCCAGTTTTTGCACAGGTGGGGGATGAAAAAACTCCAGCCAAAGATGCGTATACGGAAGACAACGAACAGTTAAACTGTATGGCTGTATCATCTGTTGAGGGTGACGCAAATGTAGCTGGAGTGTTCGTAAATTGGGACAACGATGATGACGGTTTCAATGACATGAATGTTGCGATGACGGGCGATATGGTTATCCGCATTGCTCAAGGCACGACTGTTGCTCGTGGTGACTTGTTGATGTCTGCGGGTGATGGCACTGCCAAGCCGCAAGGTGATGACATTGTGCGCTCGAAAACAATTGCAAAAGTAACATCAACACAAGTTTCACATACATACGATGACGGTACTTATCTTGTTCCGTGCGTCCTGATGGCTTGTTAAGGAGGCCGAATAATGCCCTACATAGGAAAAGCCCCATCATCAGGTATCCGTAGTCGCTTCATCTACACAGCGACTGCCGGACAGACGACCTTTACAGGTGCAGACGACAACAACAAGACACTCGGCTACACCGACTCAGAGTACGTTGATGTGTACCTGAACGGGGTTCTGCTCGAACCTGCCGACTACACAGCCACGTCGAAAACATCTGTGGTTCTTGACAGCGGTGCTACCGTCGGTGATACGATGGAGATCGTTGTCTATGATACGTTCAGCGTGTTCAACGGAACGTTCTCCGGGGATCTGACGGTGGATGGCACCACCCTGCACGTTGACAGCACGAATAATCGGGTTGGAGTGGGGACTGTCACACCAGAACACGAATTAGTCGTAAAAAATACTACGACTGACCCTACGGTTCGTATTCATTCCAGCGTAAATTCGGGCGCGGCTCCAGCCATTGAGCTTATGCGTGGAACTAACGACACCTTTGGGGCTGATGCTTATGGTGACTTTAGAGTGAGCAATGTTGCTGGTACTTTGCGTTTTGAAAGAGGGGTAAACGGCACAACAACAGAACATATGCGTATCGACAGTTCGGGCAATGTGCTGGCGGGGACAACAAGTAACGACCCTAGAAACTTCACTGGCGGGACTTATGGCAGTCTATTAAATGCGGGACAACCTGAGTTTGCTGTAAACGCAGGCATGTTTATTAATCAAGCTACGGGAAGTGATGGCACTTTAATTGCTTTCAGAAAAGAAGGCTCAACTGTCGGAGGCATTACCACGTTGTCAGGTGACATCATCATTGGCACGGGTGACGCAGGAATAAGTTTTAACGATGGCAACAACGCTGTTATTCCCGCAAAATTTGGCACTAATGTTTTTATTGATAATTATTTGGATTTGGGTGCAACAACTCATCGCTGGGATGATGTCCGTGCCACCAACGGCACTATCCAAACATCAGACGCAAATGAAAAACAACAGATTGCCAGCCTGACAGACGCAGAGATTACTGCCGCCAAAGCAATCAGCAAACTGTTTAAGACGTTCAAATGGAATGACAAGGTTGAAGCCAAAGGCGATGCCGCCAGAACGCACACTGGCGTAATCGCACAAGAGGTTCAGCAAGCTATGACCGATGCAGGGCTTGACGCAACTAAGTATGCTTTCTGGTGTTCTGATACGTGGTGGGAAACACAGACCGAAGTTCCAGCCGTTGAAGCTGACGAAGAAAACGGCATTGAGGCAAAAGACGCATACACCCGCACAGATACG